TCTGCTGGGTGTATTTGTCGATTGAGACAGGCACAGCACCGGCTGCTGGCACTTCGTTTGAGGCGTATCTGGTTAGCAGTTGGGACAACACAGTATGGCCCGCAAAAGTCACTGGCAGTAACGGCAGTTACACACTCGGAACATCAGACGCAAACCTGCGACAGGCTGGGCCTCCTGTTGTGTCACTGGTTGCAACTGCAGACGGAAGCACGGTGATTACTCAAGTGCCGTCGGTGTGGTATCCTCGGGGGCGATACGTCTCACCAATCGCAGACAACAACCTCGGGCAGGCAGTCCGTAATGAGACCACAGCCACCGACAACGGCAGCCGGCTAATCGTTGTTCCCGTGTACCCTGCTATTGTGGATGCGTTGACATGAGAGCGTCATTCCAGGACTACGGCACCTACGACGAATCCGCCCACCCGGATCTGTGGGACGGTGTCGTGGGCTATTGGTCGCCGTGCCTGGGGCCGACTGGAACGCGATTGCATGACGTGAGCCGATTCGGCAACTGGGGCACGCTGACGAATATGGACGCGGCGACGGACTGGGCGATTGATGGTGGCCAGTATGCGTTGGATTTTGATGGGTCAAATGATACTGTCCGAGTGGAATCGGCCTCGCCCCTAGAGCGGCCGTTCTTGACTGTTGCGGCGTGGATAAACCCAGCGGCGTTTCCGAATGCTTACAACACTGTGATTTGCAAAAACGAAGCCATCAACCGCTATTGTACGATTCTGGCGAAATCAAACGGCAAAATGGCGTATTATGTCTATGCGTCAAACGCAGTGTTTATTGACGGCAGCGGATCCACAACGCTAAGCGTGCACACATGGTATTTCGTCGCTATGAGCTACAGTGAGGCGACTGGATTACGCACATACGTAAACACCACAAGCCAAGGCACGGCAGCAGCAAATGGAGCCCAGACAACTGGATCGACGTTTATTCAAATTGGATCTCACGATCAGGCGCTGGCGGGCGGTACATCAGGCCGTTATTTTTCGGGCAAAATCGACAATGTGTGTTGCTGGAATCGAATTTTGACCGACGCCGAACTTCGGCGAGTGTATGAGCTCGGTCGCGGCGGAATGCTGGAGCGACGACGCAGGCGACGGGTGTATTCGGTGCAGGACACGGGCAACAGACGGCGGCGAATCATTTGCGGAGCGGAGTGTTGAGCATGAAGATTCTGAAGCAATCGACAACCGCAACAGTCACCGTCGGGCCAGTGCTGGACGCCAACGGAGCGGCTGTAACAACGGCTGTTGTCGGAGATTTCCGCATCAGCAAAAACGGCACGCCAGCAACGCTGAGCGGCGCGACCGTGACGCATGACGCAAACGGTTACTACACGATTGCACTCACCACCAGCAACACGGACACCGTCGGACGACTGGAGATATATTCCGGCAACACAGCACAGGCAACAGCGGTGCACAACTGGCTGGTCCTGCTGGCGTCAGTATTTGACGCATTGCAGACGAATGCGACGAACAGCATAGGCGGATTGGTGACAGCCACAGGCAGCGTGACGGCATTGGCGGGTGCGATCAGTACACTGACAGCGGGCGGAGTGCGAACTGAACTGACAACGGAACTCAATCGGATTGACGCCACAATCAGCAGCAGGCTAGCCACGACTTCATACACGGCACCGCCCACAGCCGGAGTCATTGCAGATGCGGTCTGGGATGAGGCGTATTCAGGGCACACAACGGCGGGGACGTTTGGCAAGCTGATGGACACGTTGCGGAAGTCAAACACGGTGCTTGAGGGTACAATTCTCGCAAGCCCGACGCCAACCACGACTGTATTCCGGATCAGCGGTGCAGACTATCCGACAGGAGCCTTGACTGGGTCTGTCTTGTGGATGAATTCGGGGGCATCACAGGAGCAGAACAGCCCGATTCTGAGCACGACTAACAACGGCGACGGCACAATCACAGTGACGTTGGAAAACGCACTGGTCACGGCACCGAGTGCAGGGGATACGGTGCTTATTGATCCAACCAGCCACGTCCATTCGGTGGCAGAGATTCAGAGCGGACTGGCGACAGCTGCGAATCTGCTCATTGCAATTGATCGGGTCAGTTATTGCTTGAGTGCATTGGCAGGCAACTGCAGCACGGCACAAACGGCAACGGAAACGTATGTGCTGAGCATCGGTGGCAACACCTACACGGCAGCCTACAGCGGGCTGGATGGATCGGGCAACAGGTCAACGACCACATTGACGAAGGCATGACATGAGCAGCGGTCGATTCATCATGCGGGGGTTTGCCAGCCAAGGCTACAGGGCTGCGGGCAGGGCGTTGGCAAACGGTGGGGCAGGGCCGATACCTGTGGAGGAACTGACCACACGGCTGACGATTGTAGGCACGAGTCGGCAACGACTGGCGATTGACGGAACATCGGGCGAGCGGATGAGTGTGCGAGGAATAAGCGGCAAACGATTGGCACTGACAGGGGCGAGCGAATGACACAGCAGATACACAGGCGGAGAGTCGGTGACACCAGAACTGTACTGCCGGTTACACTGCAGCAGCCGGATTCTGCGGGCGTATTGCAGCCCGTAAACCTCACAGGGTTGAGCGTGCAGTTCAAGATGCTGAACGCAGCCACAGGGGCCGCAGAGATTGCCCTGACATCCACAGGGGTGACAGTGACCACAGCGGCGACAGGACAGGTGCAGTATGATTTCAGCGCGGCAGGGGTGGATACTGCAGGCATATACTGGGGAACATTCGTGGTCACGCAATCGAGCGAGACTGATTCATTTCCGGTCAGGACGCAGGATTTGAAAATCTGCATCGACAGCGACACACAGACCGCTGAGGAAGCGTATCAGGCGGCGTTGGGGTGAGGTGGCACACTGCCAAACCGGCAGAATTCCCACAAGCGAGAAGGGTCCTTCCCCCGCAGGGGGTGGGGATACCTCGCTCGATTTGCCTCGGATTAGAGTTTGTTTTGTTTGCAGTTTTGGCCGAAAAATCAGGGGGTCAGGGGGATGGCGTCAAAGAAGCCCACAGGAACGCAGCAGGTCGAGCAGGTGCCGACATCGGACCTGATCCCATACGCACGCAACGCACGCACGCACAGCGACGCGCAGGTGGCACAGATTGCCGGCAGCATTCAAGAGTTCGGCTTTTGCAATCCGGTTCTGATCGACAAGGCGAACGGCATCATTGCCGGGCATGGCCGGGTGAGGGCCGCGGACCTGCTGAAGCTCCAGACGGTCCCGTGCATCCGACTCGACCATCTGACGGACGCGCAGAAGCGAGCGTACATCCTGGCGGACAACCGGATTGCGTTGAGCAGCGGTTGGGATGAGGCGATGCTGGCGAATGAACTGCAGGACCTGCACGCGGACGAGATTGATTTGGGGTTGACTGGATTTGATGCGGAGGAGTTGGGGAAGTTGCTGGGATACGACGCGCAGGAAATCGCACCGCCCGAACTGGCCGAAGGCGACCGTGAGCCGTTTCGGCAGATGACGTTTACGGTGCATGATTCGCAGTTTGAGGCGATTGAGGCGGCATTGAAGAAGGCGAAAGCCGCGGGCGGGGGATCGTCGGAAGTAAACGAGAACAGCAACGGAAACGCACTGGCGGCGATATGCGAGGCCTTCAATGGGTGACGCGAAGCGATTGATCGTAAAGCCGATATCTGCAAAGGACGCCAACCGCATCGTGCAAAGCCTGCACTACAGCGGCAAGACGGTGCAAAATTCGCAGTTGCACTTAGGCGTGTTTCTCGATGGCAAGTGTGGCGGAGCGATGCAATTCGGGCCGTCATTGGATAAGCGAAAGATTCAGGGGCTGGTGCGTGGTACGCTGTGGAATGAGTTCATCGAATTGAACCGGATGGCGTTTGCGGACTGGCTGCCACGCAACGGGGAAAGCCGGGCGTTGGGTTTTGCGTTTCGCTGGATGCGGAAGCAGTACCCACAGTTGAAGTGGTGCGTGTCGTTTGCGGATGGTTGCCAGTGTGGAGATGGAACGATCTATCGAGCAAGCGGATTCGTGCTGACGGGGATCAAGCAAAATAAAGAGATTTGGAAATTAGGTGACGGCAAGGTTATTGCGACCTCAACACTTCGCCCCGGAATTGGAAGCATGAAGCACGCAAGCCAAACCGGAGGCGCATCATCAATGAGTTTCTTTGCAAACAGCGGCGGTGCGCCATTGCCAGGCTTTCAACTTCGCTACATCTATTTCATCGACCCAACCGCCCGCGAACGCCTCACAGTTCCGATTCTTCCGTTCTCAGAGATTGACCGGCGAGGGGCCGGAATGTACAAAGGGAAACCACGCGTCCGAAGTGTTGATAGCGACACGTCAGGCGACCAGCCTGAAGTGGGCGGTGCAAATCCGACCCGGACGCTTTCCGATTCAGAACAGACATCGGAGCAAACACAATGACCGAAACCACACTGCTGACTGATCCGGCACATACCCGCAAGGACCTGCGGGAAGTCGAGACAGCAATCCGCAAAAGTTGGCAGATTCCGGATGCGCTGTTTGAGCGAGCCGGAATTGTGATCGGGCAGATATTGGCCACCGGAAGCAATCGCGAAAAGAATGCAGCAGCGCGGGTGTTGATTGCGATGAATGCGCAGAATCATCCATTGCCAACGCAGAACACCGCCCCAGTGGTCAACGTAGGAGTTCAGGTGAATGGCAGCGGCAATACTGACGCCGGACGAACTCTCGCGTCTGCAATCGCTGAGCGAATCCGAGCTAACCGAATTTCTCAGCAGCCTGCCGGATGACGTTCTGCCGATCGTTGCAGCCGAGATTGACGGGCTGCAATTCACGGACAATTACGCGAGCGACCGGAGCCGCAGAAACGCGGAAGTCATCAATGCGAAAACGGCAGCCGCGCAGGAAGTCGGGCCACTGCCACCAGTCGCAAATCAGACACGACGGGACCGCTGCAAATGGGATCTGCTGGACTTTGCCCTGACCTATTTCAAGAGCACGTTTTACATCGAGTTGGCACCGTATCAGGTGGCGATGTTTGAGCGATTCCAGGCCGTCATTCTGGGCGGTGGACGTGAAGCCCATGCAGTCAGGCGAGGCGGGTTGAAAAGCACCTGCGCCCGTGTTGCTGCGATCTGGGCAGCGGTATATGGCCACAGGCGGTTTCTGGTTCTCACCGGAGCAACGGACGACAAGGCCAGCGAGCACAGGGAAAACTTTTTCAATTTGCTCGCATCGTCTGACATGCTGGCACAGGACTTCCCGGAAGTCGTGCCATTGATCCTGAAGTCGAAACAACCAAAGCGGCAGTTCCGATTGAACGGCAAACTGCTGACGTTGCACGCAAAAGACGACCGCGGGCGGATCGTGTTCCCGGACATTCCCGGCAGTGAATCGTCACAGGTGCACGTGGCACCATTCAGCCTGATGGCAACGGACGTGTCTGGGCTGTCATACATTCAAAACGATGGTCGGGTGATTCGCCCGGATCTGATCATATTTGACGACGTGCAAACACCGCAGAGTTCGACCAGCCCGAGCCAGACGGATGAGCGTGAGGATTTGATAACAAAGACCTTCATGGGGTTGGCTGGGCTGGGCGTGGAGATGGCAACGGTCATGGTGTGCACGGTGCGAGCACATCAGGATCTGACCGAACGATTCATGGACCGCAAGCGACATCCGGATTGGCACGGGAAGGTGTGGAAGTCTGTTTTGCGAATGCCGGAGCGGATGGACTTGTGGGACCGTTACGCGGCACTGCTGGGGACGGGCGAAACACCGAAGGACGGCAAAGCCGCAGCACAGGAGTTCTACGCACGCAATCGTGCCGATATGGACGCAGGCGCGAAGGTGGCGTGGGAGCACGACAAGCTGCCGGAGGAGTTGTCCGCCCTGCAGTCGATGATGACGGTGAGGGCACTCGATCCGGAATTCTTCCGCCGTGAGATTCAGCAGGAAGGCACGGCACCAGTAAACAGCAGCGGGATGCGACTGGACACCACAGCAATCCTCAGCAGGCTATCACAGAATGAGCGGGGTAGAATTCCGGGTAACGCCAGCCACGTGACCGCATTCATCGACAGCAGCGACCAAGTACTCTGGTGGATGGTCTGTGCGTGGGAACGAGATTTCAGCGGCGTGATTGTGGATTACGGAACGTGGCCAGATCAGGGCAGGCCCATTTTTTACAAGTCCGATCTGGTCCGCAGGATATCGCAAGAGAAGCCGGGCGCGTCGTGGGAAGAGGCATTTGCCCACGCGCACAACGAATTGGAGCGGGAGCTGGTCGAGCTAGTCCCCGAGCTGGATCTGATCTTGAAAGACTGGTCAGACGGTGGCCAGAAACCCCGCATTGAATCACAGGTTTCAGCATCGGCAAACAGAAGCCGTATCAGGCCATCAAAAGGCTTTGCACCGAGACCGGGACGCAAGCCTGTGCATCTGTGGGGGGATCAGCACAGAGACCGTCAGACAGGGGCGTACTGGCTGGAGAAACGCAGCGAAGGCATTCATCACGTGCAGTACGATACAAACATCTGGAAGAGCCATGCGGCACGAAGACTGATAACCACAATCGGGGCACCGTCTGCCGTCCTGTTGCCGGGCAATGACGAGCGGGCGAACCGATTGTTGGCAGAGCACTTCACGAGTGAATCGCCGAAGGCTGTCAGTTATGATGGTGCAACCGGAGTGGCGTGGGAACTGCTGGTCGGGCGGGATAACGACTGGTGGGACTGTTTTGTCGGGTGCAATGTGGCCGCGAGTATTTGCGGCGTGGGGGTGGCGAATGAGCGGACAGGGAGCAAGCAGCGGCGGACATTTGCACTACCCGGGGGCGTCCGTGGCTGATCGTGCTTTCCAACTGCCCGGAGGATTGCCGTGTCAGCATTGCGGAGAAGTGCTGACGCGAGTGCAGCACACACGGACAACGCCGGGTTTCATTCTGCGGGAGCGTCATTGTCCTGCCTGCGGTCGAATCAATACGACTTCGGAACGTATCGTTGCAGTCCGTGAACGTCACGGAAAATTCAATGAGCCGATGCAGTAGTTGGCACTAATGCCAGCATGTCGTTTCTGTACGTGGTGTAGTGTGCCATTATACGGGCATGACCACACCAGCCGAACAACTCGCATCCGACGTGAGCAAGCCTGCAGCCATCAGCAATGATGGCGTCAGCGTGAGCAATCGCAGCCTCACGGAACTGATGGAATACGAAAAGCATCAGGCCGCTAAGTCTGCTGCCGCATCTCCGAAGGCGTGGTTGCGTGGTGCCATTCTGAAAATCGTCCCGCCCGGAGGTCATTGAGATGGCCCGACGTGGACGATACAAGCAGCCTGCAGCGGCACCACAGAAGATGGTGCGTGCGAAGTTTGATCTGGCACAAACGACGCCGGACAACCGCAGGCATTGGACGAATGCTGATGGATTGGCGGCACGAGCTGCAATCAGTCCGGCAGTCCGGCGAGTGGTTCGGATTCGCAGCCGATACGAGGCGGACAACAATTCATGGTATGCCGGTATCCTGCGAACAGCCTCCAACCATATCGTCGGCGCAGCAGGCCCGCGATTACAGGTGCTGACGGCAGACACCGACGCAAACCGCCGCTTAGAGTCCGCTTGGCGTCAGTGGTCACACCGAGTGAAGCTGGCCGACATTCTGCGCACGTGCGTTGAAGCGTACTGGCGAGACGGCGAAGTCTTCATCATGCGGGGCAGTTCGATCCGGTTTCCGCTGGGGCTGGATCTGCTGGTTCTGGAGTCTGATCAGATTGCCACACCGTGGCAGCAGTCGCAACTGGTTGACCCGTTTGTGGACGACGGCATCAGGTTTGACCGCGCGACGAATGAGCTGGAATTTTATGTTTACGACTATCACCCCGGACTGAACACGCCCGTGAGCACATTGCAGGGGCAATGGTACGCGGCGCGTGAAGTCTGTCACCTGTACCGGGCTGAGCGACCAGGGCAAACCAGAGGCATCCCGCGAGCCACGCCGGCACTGCAAACGCTGCCGATTATGCGGCGGCAGGAGCTGGCAACACTGTACTCTGCAGAGACCGCAGCGAATTTTGCGATGTATCTGAAGAGCAACAGCCCGGCAATTGATCCTGCAGACAGCCCGAGCGACTTCGCAGAAATCGAGCTAACGCGGAACATGCTGACCACGCTTCCCGCAGGCTGGGAAATTGGACAGGTCGAGCCGAAGCAGCCGGGGCCACTTTACGAAATGTTTCAGCGGCAGGCCCTGATGAGCTTTTGTCGTTGTACGAATATGCCCTACACGCTGGCAGCAGGCACGGGCAAAGACGCGAATTTCTCGTCCTTCAAAGGCGACATGAAAAACGTCTGGGAACCGGAAGTGCAGGTCGAGCAAAACCGGATCCAGATGGATATCGTGGAGCGGTTGTGGCAGTGGTTTCTGGAGTCTGCTGTTTTCGTTCCGGGGCTGCTGAATGGGCTGCCGGCAATCGCAGACATCGAACACCGATGGCACTGGCCACCATTGCCGGAACTGGATCAGGTCGAGTCAGCACAGGCCGCTGAGATTCGATTGCGGACCGGTCTGGCAACGCCAACCGAAGAGCACGCACGCAGGGGCAAAGACTGGGATCTGGAGTCTGTGCGTGGGGCTGCTGACTTCGGTGTAAGTGTTGACGCATACCGGAAGGCTGTGTTTGCTCAAACGTTCCCCGTGACTGGCACGCCGCAGGCACCCGGCATGCCGACCGATACGACTGTGACCACAGCGAGTACGGCAGTGGCTGACACCGCGATGAACGGGGCGCAGGTCAGTAGTATCGTGGCAATCATTGGCCAGGTGGCAGCCGGAGTGATTCCAGCCGCATCGGCGAAGGCCCTGATTCGATCAGCTTTCCCGCTGGTTGCAGAGTCGAATGTGGATCAGATGCTGGCCCCGTTTCAGAACGTGGCGCAGCAGGCACCGGCAGCCACGCAGCAGGCCCCCGCTGCGGCTGCCGGTGAATACACGACGATCGGACAGCGAGCATTTACCAACAACCAGAAACGCATCCGCAAGACTCTCGACAGCCTGACATCGGGCGAGATTTCTGAGGTGATGGCGGACCAGACTTTGCAGTCTATCGGCCTGAGTCCCGAGCGGTCTCGGGCGTTGCTCGATGATGCACTGGCGAGCGGTGTGACGGATGACGAATTGCAGCAGGTTGACGCTGCAGACGCTGACATCATGGCTGCGCTGTCTGACGTGGATCTGACACCGTCAGAGGGCATGAAACAGGAAGCGCAGCGCGGGCTGGATTGGCGCAAGGAACACGGGCGCGGAGGCACCCCGGTAGGTATTGCGCGAGCACGAGACATTGCAAACGGGAAGAGCCTGTCGCCTGAGACCGTCAGCCGAATGGTGTCATTCTTCAGCCGTCACGAAGGCAACAAAAAAGCTGATGGCTTCAGTCCGGGTGAAGACGGATTCCCGAGCAATGGCCGGATTGCGTGGGCACTGTGGGGCGGAGATGCTGGGCAGACGTGGGCGCGGTCAAAGTTCGAGCAATTGCAGAACGCTCGCGAGGTGGCGAAATGAAGAACATAAGCATCACGAATCGCCTACAACTGCAGGCGGCGGACGGCGCAAAACCGCGACGGTTCAGGATTGAGGCGTACAACGGCGGTCTGTTGCCGGTCGATGGGTTTGAGTATCCGGTCGTGGTGGATCTGCGGGGGCTGCAGACACCTAACCAGATCCCGATTTTAATTGACCATCGCAAAGAGGTGGAGGCCACACTGGGTATCACGGATGCAATCGCAAACACAGGCGAGACGCTGACGCTGGCCGGACTAGTCACGGGTGTGTCGCCATTAGTGCAGACTGTGCTGGCACAGGATGCAGCCGGGCAAACTTGGCAGGCGTCAATCGGGGCGCGTGTGCTGGAGTCAGTGGAAGTCCCCGAGGGTCAGGTTGTCAACGTGAACGGGCAGGAGATTTCCGGGCCGTTTGTGCTGGCTGTGAAAAGTGTTCTGAAGGAAACCTCGATACTGCCGCTTGGTGCGGATTCGAGCACGTCAGTTAATTTGGCTGCATCCGCAGCCGCAGCATCGAAAGGGCTGGTTATGTCGTTTGAAGATTGGGTAAAGAGTTTGGGGCTGGATTCCAGCACCATGAATCCAGAACAGCAGGCCGCGTTGCAGGACGCCTACGCCGCAAAGATGAAGGTGGCTGCTGCCGACAACATGCCGGAGAAAAAGCCGGAGCCAATGGCAGCCGTGGCACCGACCACTGCAGCCGCTGCAGCACAGGTGGATCTGATGGCCGGATTCCGCCAGGGTCTGGCTGCTGAGCATCGCCGAGCGTCGGCAATCAACGCCGCTGCTGGTGGGTTCCACGACATCGCAGCCACTGCGATTGAGCAGGGCTGGAGTGTTGAGAAGACTGAGCTGGAAGCACTGAAGCGACAGCATTCGCAGAACCGCACGCGACCGACTTCATTCAATGCGGCACAGGGCAGCGGGGACCAGACCCGAATCCTGCAGGCAGCGTTGTCAGTCGCACGCGGGCACAAGGCTGACAAGCATTTCACCGACGCCGAACTGCAGGCCGCACACAGTCAGTACCGTGGCCGCGTTGGTCTTCAGCAGGTGATCATTCAGGCCGCTGCCGCAAACGGAATGCCGATTCATGTTGGCAGCCGATTGCATGACGGCAACCTGCGCGAGGCCCTGCAGTACGCGAGCGGTCAGAATCTGCAGGCCGCATTCAGCACGGTCAGCCTTCCGGGCATCTTCAGCAATCTGGCCAACAAGGAACTGCTGGCAGGGTTTGAGGAAGAGGATAACAACTGGGAAGAAATCAGCGACGTGAAAAGCGTTTCGGACTTCAAGACTCACACATCATATCGTCTCAACGACGAAATGGAGTATGAGGAACTGGGGCCGGGCGGCGTGATGAAGCACGGCAAGATCAGCGAAGAGAGTTACAATCGCTCTGCTGACACCTACGCGAAGATGTTTTCGCTGACACGTCGGGACATTATCAACGATGACCTCGGGGCGTTTGATGATCTGCGTGTGCGTCTCGGACGTGGCGCAGCCCGTCGCCTGAATCGTCTGGTGTGGACGACCTTTCTGGCGAATCACACGACGTTCTGGACGAGTGCCCGCACGAACTACATTGAAGGCGGCACGACCAATCTCGGAACCGATGGCGTTGGCCTGAGTCTTGGCGTGAAGGCTTTCCGTCAGCGGAAGTCCCCGCTGGTGACTGGTGCTGAAGAATCCAGCCGCATGACGCTGGGCGGACGTGCAACAAAGCTGCTGGTTCCGCCGGAGCTGGAAGCCGTTGCTGAGGCCCTGTATGTGGCCCGCAATCTGGCTGCTGTGAAGGCAGCGGACGCAAACATCCACGCGGGCAAGTACCGCGTAGTGGTTGCATCTGAGCTGTCTGATTCCGTGTATGGTGGCGGTTACAGCTCCACGGCGTGGTACCTGTTCGGCGACACGCTGAAGCCGGTTGTGACCTCGTTCCTGAATGGACAGCGTTCTCCGACTGTTGAATCTGCTGATGCTGATTTCAACACGCTCGGCATTCAGTTCCGTGGCTACCACGACTTCGGCTGCTCGCAGTCCGAATACCTGGCAGGCGTCAAGAGCAAGGGTGCTGCCTGATACAGGCGGCGAGTGAGTGAATCCCGGCAGCAGTGGCTGCCGGGTCTTTTCAAATTGAATCCATTCAGGAGCATATACAGATGGCACAGAGTCCCGCATTTCTCTACAGCGACGATGACGCTGTAGACTACACGCCAGCCGCTGCGGTGGTTGGCGGAGACGTCGTCGTGCAGGCCGGTATTGTTGGCATCACGCCGACCGATCTGGCCGCGAGCGAAAAAGGCAGTTTGGCAATCGAAGGCATCTACGATGTCCCGAAGACCACCGCTGCTTGGGTGATTGGTCAGCCGGTGTTTTGGGATTCAACTGGAACACCGGACAGCGGAGACGCAAGCAGCGGGGCCGCTAACCAGATCGGCACTGGCGTTTACATGGGTATCGCAACACAGGCTGCCGGATCTGGCGACAACACCGGACGAGTGCTGCTGAATGCTCCGTATCCTCAGAGGCCGGTGGCTGTCACCGCGACCACTGGCGGCGCAACCACTGGCCTGATTCCAGCCGGTGCGTCATTCGTCACGGTCACGAGCGACAACGCCGATAAGCAGATCAGTCTGCCTGCTGGTTATGTTGGACAGGTGCTGCGAATTCTGATTGGCACGACTGCCTGCGAATTGATTTCTGCAGTGGCTGTTGACAAGGTCAACGAGGTCACCGTTGGCGCGACGAACGAGCTGGCCCTGACTGCTGAAGCACTCTACACGTGCGTCTACACGAAGAGCGGGTTCTGGATTGTCACCGGCTTGACGAAGCTTGGTGCTGCACAGGCTGCACTCGTTCCTGACGCACGCTGAGGTCTGCAATGACGACTGGCTTCGAAGATGCTGCCACGAGTATGACAGAGACGCTGCTGGCGTTCGCCGGAGAGTCTTGCGTGTATATTCGTGGGGCATCTTCAGCCACCATCACACTGCGCCGCAGCAGCCTGGCACCGCAGTACATGGACACAGGAAACGGGTTGATTGTGGAGGTCAGGCCGGTGGATTTCATCGGCCTGACTTCTGCCCTGCCATACGACACACCAGAGGCAGGCGACCGCATCACGTGCGACGGCAAGCGGTTTGAGGTCACACCGACAACGTCGGAGAAGTGCTTCAGGCGAATCACACCAACAATGACGAGAATACATACGAAGCAAGTCTGATTCATGCCCACGCTGTCACCATCAACCGAAGCCTGCGAAGCAATCCGCGACCGCATCAACAGCGGCACGGATTACGCGCTCGAGGTTCGGGCAACGGTGGTTGATGAGTTGACTGAGGATCTGCAAGACCTTCGCCAGTTGCGTGTGGACGTGATTCAGGAAACCGAAGAGCAACTGGTTGAAACACTGGATCTGCAGGACAACAGCAGCCACCAGATTCGGGTCTGGATACGCAAGAAGCTGGACACGAAAACACAGGATGAAGTGGAGCAATTGAAGCTGCTGCGGAGGCAGATTGAATTGCGGCTGCTGAACTACGCCACCACAGATTGGCGCGTCCGCATTTGGGATGTCAGCAATTCACAGGCCCCGCTGATGGAGCGGGATATGTTCCACCAAGACCGTTCATTCGTCGCCAGCATTCTATGCCGTGTCGAGGTGAAGCCATGAAGGCAAGCATCACGATTGAGGGCGTTGACATACTGGTGCCGGAGTTGGAGTTTCTGCACACAAAACTGGGGCGACAACTGGCCCGCGTTGTGCTGAAAGCCGGCCTGAATGTAATCGGTAAGCAGATGAAAAAAGACCTTGACCCGCGAGTGAAAGAGGCGGGCAACGCTGTGGGGAATCGTGTCACGATTTACCGGCAGAACGTCACACGGGCAAAGGTCGGATTCAACGTCGGCAAGGATGCGCGGAAGGTGCCGTTCCGACGCAAGCGAACATCACGCGGCGGAGTCGGTATCGGTCCGGCGAACGTGCACTGGTTCATTGCAGGCACTGGCGAGCGTATGCGATACGGCAATCAGGGCGTCACGATTGATTCGGGGAAACCGTTGAGCCTGCGACAACGTAAGCGGCAAGCCGAGCGGACAGGCACAGGACGACCGACAGGGCAAATGCCGGCACTGCAGGAAGGGCTGGCAGCGAAGGCTGCAAAAAAAAGCATCTCGGAAATGCAAGCCGTCATGGTCAGAGCAGGCCGCAGATACTTGGAAGCACGAGCGAAAAAGATCGAGAAGAAGGCAGCAAAAGCGCGTGCAAGTGCTGCCGCACGTCGTTTAGTACAAGCAACCGGAAAGGGTTGAGACATGCCGAACAAAGTCCCCAGCAAAGGCACCGCGCTACTGATGGAAATCACCAGCGTGTACACAGCATTCCCGCAGATCAGCAGCCTGAACATCGCGGGCGAAAAAGCCGAAACCGTGGACACAACCACGCTTGACGGCGGCGCGGCGAAGACGAAGAACAACACAGGCTATGTTGACAATGCCACCATCAGCGGCGAGTGCCTGTACGATCCTGATGACACGGTGCACATTGCATTCATTGCGAAGGTTCGAGCAGCGGGCACGAACAACTTCAAAATAACGTATGCCGACGCCACACCGACGAACGAGATTTACTCGGGGTTGGGCATGGGCTTTGACCGCACCGCAAGTCCCGGCGACATGCTGCGGGGGTCATTCACAATTGAGACTACTGGGGCCGTGACCTGATGAAGGCGCGTTTGCATTTGCAGCAGTTCTGTGATATCTCAAAGGTGACTCCAGAGCTGCAGCCGCTTGTTCAATGGGTGCCCGGAAAGAACAGTTCCGGGCAGCCCGTCAGCGTTGCCGTGTATCCGGCAGGCACTGTCTTTGAGGGACCGATTGCCCTGCAGTTGTGCAGGACAGGACAGGCGGCACCGGCAGACGATGAATGCGCTGCGGCGTTGAATCTGACGCAACAGGAAATTGACGTCTTGCGTGTTGAGTATGAAATGAACGCGCTGGGCATCAATAACAAGGGGGACCGTGATTTGTACCGGGCCGGCGTGATCCTTGGATATAACGCCGATCTGAGCTACAAGCCGGGGCCGAAGTGGGGCGAGTATCAGAGAGCAAAACAAGCCTTGGAGGAGGCAGAGTTATGAGCATATTCGAGCGGTTGAAAAAACGGCAATCGTTGGCCGTTGGTGATACTGGGTTGTATGTGCAGGAATTGACTTTCCGGCAAATCAACCGAGTAGCGGCACTGGCTGACGCGGACGCGAAGACGTGGCTGAGTCTTGCCTATTGTCTTGTGGATGAGCACGGCATCCGAGCATATAAAGAGGAGCCGGAAGAAACGCCGGAACAACTGGCAGCAAGGGTGAAACTGGATGCTGAAGACCAGGTGACACCAGGGCTGCTGAATGCCATCAT